CAATTTCAGAAGTTTCTAGAGATATTGTTATTCCAGAACCAACTCCTTGTCCAGAAGAAACACCAATTTCAGAAGTTTCTAGAGATATTGTTATTCCAGAACCAACTCCTTGTCCAGAAGAAACACCAATTTCAGAAGTTTCTAGAGATATTGTTATTCCAGAACCAACTCCTTGTCCAGAAGAAACACCAATTTCAGAAGTTTCTAGAGATATTGTTATTCCAGAACCAACTCCTTGTCCAGAAGAAACACCTACTGAAACATCAACTGAAACATCAACTGAAACATCAACTGAAACATCAACTGAAACATCAACTGAAACAACTACTGAATCAACTGAAACATCAAGTGAAACATCAACTGAAACAACTACTGAATCAACTGAACCATTTGTTTTGCTAAGAAAAAGATTTTGGGTTTAATAAAATTTAAATTGAAGATTGTGTTTATTAATTAATATTAAATTTATAATAATTAATAAATGTATATATTATTTGTGTTAACTTATGTGAATGGTTTGTTTACAAATATAGATTATAATACAGTATATGAAATGTCAGTTATGTCGCATAATGTATATTATAAAATGACTAGTACGAATTGGATAAATACAACATTAGATGAAGTTGTTGATATAAGTTTATCAAATGATACTGTAAAAGCGTATTTTTTTACAAATAAACAACGTGATATAGGTGTTATATCATTTAAGGGAACTAGTTTATATTGGGATACATTTGATAATAATAATGTAAGTAATGTGTTAAATGTGAAAGAAGATACTTGTAAAATTGAAAACGATATAAAATCTATATCATCAAATGATAAATACAATGATAATTTATTTTTTTCGTGTTGTTTTTATAAGCAAAGTAATTTGTTTGAAAATTGTAAATTATGTAATGATACTAATAAATATACTTGTTGTAAAAAATGTTATAATACTAGCTTAAATTTTGAATTAAATTATATAAATATAGTGAAAAGTATAATTGAAAGAGTAAAAGGTATGATTGATTTTGAAAACAGTAAGATAATATTTACAGGACATTCATTAGGAGGTATTTTAGCAAGTGTATCGAGTATATTGTATAATAAACGAGCAATAACGTTTGCATCACCAGGTGATAGTCATTATTTAGATTTAGTTAATAATTTAGTAAATGAAGGTGGTAATATAAAATACAATGAAAACATATATCATTTTGGACATAATGCAGATCCTATATATACTGGTAATTGTGGTAGTACTTGTTATGCCTTGGGTTATTATATTGATACTAAATGTCATAGTGGTTATACTTGTTTATATGATGCTAAAAAGAAACTTGGATACAGTGAATCTATATTAAATCATAGGATTGAATATATAATAAAACATGTAATACCAAAGTGGGAACAAGATTTACCAGAGTGTATTATGCAAGATGATTGTGTAGATTGTAACAAATGGATATATATTTAAGAATATTAAATAATTAATTTTTGAAATACTTTGTTGAGTTTATTTTTAACAAAGCGTTTATCTAAGGAATATTTTTCTATACATTTTTCGTGTTTGGTTTTATATTTGTATTGGTTGTAAAAAATATCAAATATTTTTGTAACTAATGTATTATTTTTTACATTTTTATATTTGGGATAATTTTTTACAATTTCGTTGTAATATTTTATTTTATCATTATATTTTTTAGATTTATTATTTGATTTACTTTTATAATAATCTAATCGTTTTTTATAATAAGTGCGTTTAAAAACAAGGTGGGTATTTTGTTTGAAATTTTCGAGTAATGTTTTAGAAAATTTTTGTGGTAATGATAATTTTTTTATAGATGTTATAAATGTTAAAATATCATAAAAATGTATACCTCGAGTTGTAATAAAACGAAGAGTATTTGTATAATGCCATGGTATTTGTAATTTATTAGGTATCCATGCAAATCCAAAATCTGATAATAAAAATACAAAACCAAGATTTGGTAAATAAAAATTATGTCCATCTATTTTGTATACCCAATAACCACCAGGTGTGACCTTGTTTACTAATATATTTCCTAAATGAAAATCTGTATGTATCATATTAAAATATCTTTTAATAGCTAATAGTCCAACCATTATTTGGAATAATGCATTGTACCATAATTCGTCAGAGTGTTCGCCTTTGCTCCACGAATAAAAATCACCATGTGTTGCATATTCATTGTATAATCTTATTTTATTATTGTGATAATCCCAATTGTAATTTAAAATATAATGCGGACAAATTTTCTGAAATACAAGTTGGTTTGTTAAAGTATTAGATATAATTTCTATTAAACTTGGTTTGTTATAAGAATCTGTACTATAAAATAATTTGTACACATTTTCTGGAAGAGTATTTAACATTGTTTCATGTATATTTTTTTGTTGTTGTATACGTTTTAAATTTATTGTTTTTATTGCAAAAAACCCAACAAGAGATCTTATTCGTTTGTATAAATACCCCCCTTTATACCCCCCTTTATACCCCCCTTTATACCCTGTATTTTTAAAATTAGATTTGTATACTGTACCTTCAATCCCTGATGATATTTTTTTTTTATTAAACATTGATTGGTTAGTTTTATAAATATAATTACCTGATCGATCTTTTAACGAGTATAATTTTTTATAATATTTAATATAATTTAAATATTTCTTAATTCTTGATACACTTTCCATTATATTATAATTAGAATAAAAAGTTGTAGAAAAGTTGTAAAATATTTATTAATCATATGTTACATTATTTCCAATAACATATTTTAAATGATAATATAAAATAAGAGCGAGAATAGATTGAGATCTATTTTGTGTAACACTATAAGCCATACCTATAGAAATAAATATAAATAATAAATGTGTTTGCATAAAATCACGTTGTAATATCGTAGTTTTTAAGCCAGTATCTTGACTTAAAATTTGTATGATAGCATATGATCCGAGAATATTTAAAATTTGTTTTATAGTATCGTTATATACTGGGTCTACTCCCATATTTTTCAAAGAAAAACTACTATATCTGATATCATAATAAACCATTGATAAGAAAGGTAAAGTTAAAATAAATTTTTTAATATATTGTTGATTATCACTGTTATCAAAATATTTATCAAACGACTCGTTAACAGTTTTATAATTGTATATCATGTATATTTGTAAAAATAAAACAATCCATTGAAATAAATAAAATGGTACATAGCCATAATTTTCTATTAATTTAGGAGTGTCAGACATTGTATATTATATATTATTTGTATATAAAATAAAATATTAAAAAATTTTAAAAAAACGTTTATAAGTTGGTTCAAAGTTAATACGTAAACCATATGTAAATACTTGGTGACGTTTTGATAATAAATAATTGCAAATATATTCAAATTGTTTTTTACTACCTATGTCTTTTGGTATTTCTGGTAAACTAATATAATTGTTATCTATTAAAACTTTTAATAATGCTGCTGTCAAAATTGCACTTCTTTGTTTGCCCATATGACAATGAATTAATATTTTTTTATTTTCAATAGTGTATTTTCGTAATAACATTGGTATAACTATCTTAAAATATTTTTCCATTAATATAAAATCCCGTTCTAATAAACTATCGTTTACAGGAATTCTATATGTTTCTATATTTTTCCTTATTATAAAAGGAATATTTGGTGTACAATTGATAATTAAATCAATCTTGTTTTGTTTTAAAAAATCAATGTTTAAAGCTGCTTTATAATTACCTAACCACAACCCTGGTATTACTTCATTGACACTAATGTCTGTATAAAAAAAATCATAAATGATGTTGTATATATAATATAGCATATATATATAATGAAATAAATAAAAATTGAGAAACTTTTTATTTATTGTATTATTTCAATATGAAAGCAAAGGTAAAATATATAATTGAAAAGCAGAATACATCAACTGCTACAGAATCTGAATACCCAAATGATTATGATGAGTATTATTCTGATACAGAAAATACAACTACTACAACAAATACTACTATTACTACAGTGCAACAAGGTGGTAAAGTTGCTTATAAACGTTTAATAGAATCAAATTATAAAAAACCAATTAATGGAAGTCGTCAAGATAATTTGACAAGAGATGATATTTTAAAACGATTACAAAATTGTATTCCTTTAAAATCAATTCGAGATAAACAAATATTAGAAGAATTACCTATTTTTAAAACTTGGATAAAATATTATAACACAACTACTAGGCAATTCCGTACAGGTGGTCTATTAATGAAGGTATCTTATCCAGATTATATAATGCTTGTAAATACTGCTCAAAATATTACTTGGAGTGTTCAATTAAAAGATAATATTATATATATACCTGATCAGACAATTGTAAAACAAACACAAAAACAAAAAGAAGAAGCCGAACATAAAGAAAAGATGATAAAAGAAAAATTATATGATATGTATAAACGTGGTAAATTAGCAGCTAAAAAGTAAATTTTTTTAATATAAAATGTATAAATCATCCAATTAGAAAAAGATCTTGATGAGCTTATTTTTGTCTTATTCTTTCTCTTGAGCAGTAGGTAATCTTGAGAAAGTGTGTATAGGCTTGACATTTTCTAAAAACAAATACAAAAAATCAAAATTGAATTCTCATAATGTATTACGTTGAAAGGATGCCTCGAAATTTGATACATAGTATATAATACATCATATTCGTGATTACTGAAAATTAGATAATGAAATAAATTGATTCTTTATTTAAATAAATAGTTATATATTATACAATGATTGTAAACAAAAGATTTCAAAAAGAAATAAGACAATTGTATTTGCAACAAACTCAACGAGAATTATTACAAAATGACTATATAATTCATTATGATGAAGCCGATGTTAATAAACTTTTTGCTATTATCAAAGCTCCTTTTGATAGTATTTACAGGCATAAGTTTATTCGTTTAAATTTTAAAATACCTGATAATTATCCTCATTCTCCACCAGAAGTTACATTTGTAAATTACGATGGTGTTCGTATACATCCAAATATGTATGAAAATGGTAAATGTTGTGCAACAATTTTAAACACGTGGGGTGATAGTAAATTTGAAAAATGGACATCTAGTATGGGTATAGAAACTATTTTATTAACATTTCATTCCTTTTTAGATAATAATCCTTATATGTATGAACCAGGAGGAAGAGATGACACAAGTTATACCGTATACGTAATGTATCAAAGTTGGATTTCTTGTTTAATTAGATACTTGCAACAAGAAAAGATAGAAACATTTAATACTTTTATTCATAATTATATGATGGTAAATATAGATTCTATATTTAAAGATTTATCTGTATTAAATGAATTTTATCCAGCTGGATATTATGAAAGTAGATGTTTTGAAATAGAAAGATATTCATTAGATTATGATAGAATATCTGTAACTTTACAAAATTATTATAATTATATTGATTTTACAGAAAATTTTAATGAACAATCTGATGAAGAAGTTACATTTGAAGATTTTGTAAATAGAGAATATAATTGTTGTATTTGTTATGATACAGATACAGATAACAACGACATCCAATTTCAATTACATTGTAATCATGCTTTTCATAAAAGTTGTTTACAAAGACACATTGATACAAATAATAATGTTTGTCCAATGTGTAGAACAGAATTAAACACACAAGATACTATGGAATTAAGTAAAGGTGAAATTCAAGGTGAAATTCAAGGTGAAATTCAAGGTGAAATTCAAGGTGAAATTCAAGGTGGTTGGATAATAAATCCATTAACTAAAAGACGTGTAAAAATAGGTAGTAGGACTTGGAAGTATTTACGAGAAAATGATGTAATTTAATAACAGAATTCAATTATAAATTATAAAATAAATCAGATAAACTTGTATATTATAATAAAAAAAAATTGAATTTAATATTTTATATTTCTTTATATATTGTAAATGCCTTTCGCAAATAACATAAACGAGACCACAAATGATATGGAAAATTGGAACAATATAGTTAATGTGAAAATTGTAGAAAATGTAATTAAATTAGAAAATATAGATTATTTGGATAATATTGTGAAATTGGAAAATGCAAATGACAATCAATTTGAAAAGAAATTTTTTAAATATAAAAATAAAATTCAGAAATTTAACAATGAGGCTTACAAATATGGAGTTAGTTGGATTGACTATTGGATTATCAAAAGAATAGTTAAAAAATTAAATTTTATATTAGTTAAATATAATACTCAAGTAATATTGTAAGGATTTGTTTAAATTATATTAATGTTGTAATTACAACCATTTTTATTAAGTTCACTGACCGTTTCATTATATGCTTGACAAGCTTGTAATTCTGTATTAAAAGTTCCAATGTGTATTTTTTTTTTATTTAGCATATAACTAGCGGCCCATTTTTTTGTTGTAGTTATAGATACACCATAAAACTTGCTTGATTTTTTATCATTTTTATTATTTATTATGTCATTACGAAAATCTTTTGGTACAGTTATATAATTAGAGATATTGTTTAATATATATTTTGTATTTAAAGTATTGTTAAGAAATAGAGCTTGTTGATTATATAATTTTGCACATTCGACTTCTTGATGATTATTTCCTAAATTGTAAGTTTTACCAGATAGTTTAATACTAGTTACATATAATTTTCGTTTAGAATCATAGCTGACACCTGTATATTTTGAAGTTTTCTTTTCTGTACTTTCTCGTTTGTTTTCTTCTGGTATGTTTCTAGGTACTGTGACATACCCAGGTATATCATTTAACAAAAAGTTTGTCATTTCATTTTCGTTAAGAAAAAGTATATAATCATTATATACTTTAGCTGCATCTATTTCATCAGTAAAATATCCAAGAAAGACTCTTTTATTATTATGTTGAACTTCAGCTTTCCATAATTGTTTATCTTTAGCAAAAGTGGTGCCTTTAAAATTACCTGAACGATGTTTGCCCTTTTCAGCATTAGTTTTATTTATAATTTTTCGTTTGTCTTTTTGCAATTCTTTAACTTGTTTAGCTTTTTCAATATTTTCTTTATTTAATTCAATTAAAAATTGTTGTAAATTTACAGTTTCCTTTTCTTTAATTTCTATTATATCAAATTTTTTTATAAATTCTATACAACTTTTAATGGTATTCAATGCGTATACCATTTCATTTTGATTTTTAAAATAAAACCATTCTTTTCTATTTTTAATTCTAAATGGGTTTAATGAATAATGTACAATCTTTTCAGCAAATTCTTTATCAAATGTTTCAAATGTTACCAAGTTTTTTAATGAATAAGTGCTAGAACTTACATTTAATGAACTCACTCTATCATTTGGTGTAGTAGCATATCCTAATTTAATATGGCCTGGTTTTGTAGTATCTTCTACAAAATAAATATATCCAGGTACTCTTTCAAATCCGTAAGTTTCTGGTTTATTTTCCAATTGTTTAATTGTCTCGTCTTTTTCTTGCAATTGAGTTTCTTGTTCAATTAATAGTTGTTCTTTTTCTTCTAGTAATTTATCTTTACTTTCTATTTCTTCTTTAATTATTTGATTATAAATATTCTCTAATTTTACATAATATTTCCTAATTTCTTTTCCTTGTTGTGTTTTAGCTAACATACATAAATTTTTAAATGTATCTATATTTAACATAACATCTTCATTTTTTCTACCACGTGTTTCTAATAATTTATTTTTTTCCGTAGGGAAAATAATAGTTTCTTCATTTAATCCAGCGCCACCTAAATTATTAGTGGAAGGACCTGCTTTTCCATCACCAGAACTACTTGCATTTTGTTTTTTTTCCCTAGGGATAATTAACAACTTATAATCTTCATCTTTTACAAAATTACTTTTAATTGTTTTCATTGCATTTCCCTTATTCGCAAACCCAATCATCTTAAACACATGTTCAAGATTTATTGGATAATCATTTGTTGGGTGATAATTCATATAAATATATAGATTTGCTATATACCATTGTTGTTCTTTCTCTGTAAATTCAGTATTAAGAATGTTAATCATTTTAGTCTCGAGATTAAGAGATAAAGTTGTGTTGGAATTTTTAACTAATTCGTTAAAATTAATTGTTTTAGGTTGAATCATTTGAGACATTTTTAATATTTTTATTAATAATACTATATTTTTATTTTTAAATAAGTTTTTGAACTAATATTCTTTTTCCTTGGTAAAATTATGTTTTAATCGTCTTGTTTATAACCAACAATGTCACCTTGTCTTGAAACAATGACTTTAAGCTTGCGTGTTTTAGCAAATTTACGTTTTAATTTATCAAATTCTTCTTTGTCTTTATCATCTTCTTCTTCGTAACGTTCATTGTAATTTGTCGAGTGAAATTTCCATAATTTAGAATGTCCTACTCTGAAATTACTATGTGCTTCAGCTTTATACCAAAAAACTTGTTCTCGTAAATCAGCGCTGTTACCCGATGTTTTTATGACCAAACATTCGTGGTTTTGTGTACAAGCATCTAATATGTTACAAAAGTGCTCGAAACTGGGAATCATACCAGCGTAAGCATCGTATATTCTTTTTCTATTAGCAACAGATGGTTCATTGAATATGAATACGTAATCGATGTTGCTTCTTAGTTCAGGCGGGATACCTTGTGCATATTGCATAGTTAGTATAAAAAGAAAGTTGTAATGTCTACCATTAAAAAAGATACTTTTTATAGTTTTTTCTTTTTTCCAATTTGCAGCATCGTGTAACATATCATCTAATACAATAAATAAATTATTACTTTTATGTTTTCCTGTTTCGGAAAGACCTTGTCCTTTTGCTTCTCTTATTTTACGTTTTTGTCTATTCATTATACTTTCAATTAAATCTGCATCATATTCAGAATGTATAAAACAATCTGGGATGAAATCTCCAAAAAACGGAGATGCTTCTTCAGTTCCAGAAAAAACTACACCTGATGGTATATCTTTATGATGATAAAAGATATCTCTTGCTAGAAAACTTTTGCCACTCCTGCGCTTACCGAGTATAAGTATTGTTGCATCTGGTAAAATGCTTTTAATTTTAAATTTACGAAGTGAAAGTTTTTCAAAATCGTTGATAAGCATAGTTAATTATATACGTTTAAATTTATTTTAATTTTAAACGTGTTAAAAAAGAGAATTTAAATAATATATATATAATAAATGAAACAATACACTATTGTAACGCAAACAGAAACAAGACAATTAAATCGCAGCTTAGATTCTAATAATAATGCCAAACGTGTAAAATTTGATAATCAAGTTGTATTTTATTATTATTATTATAAACCTATAAATATTTATAAATCTGGTATTAATTATGCTTTAGGTTATGTAAAACGAGTATCCAATATTATAAAAAGAATAAAATAAATACGTCAGAATTGGATTATTTTATACATTTCCCCCTTTTATTTGTAATTTGTTTTTTTGGTATACCAGTTATAGCATTAATTACCATAAGTAATGTATCCATTCTATCATCAAGCTTTCCTGTAAGAGTTGGTAGCCATTTATCTCGTTGTTCTTGTGAAAATTTATTTTCTAAAAACCATTGTCCGTATTTAATCGAAAGCCATTTTCTTTGAGCATATTTTCCTTTTAATTTACATTCAATTTTCGGACCTGTATATGCTTTTAATTTCTGTGACGCTCTAATAAATCTTATAGGTATTGTATTTTTATATAATTCCACAAATTTACCATAGAGTATATGGCTTACGAATAATGATTTGGGATTACACTTTGGTTGCAATTCAATAAGAATACTTGTTAATGTTTTAAATACAGGATTTTGATCATATATTTCTTGCAATCTATTTATAAAAGTATTAGCTATATCTTGTAAAAGATAATCATCTATACTTTTTTTTTTAAAATCATTAAGTTTTGTTTTCTTAATTCCTTTAGGAAAATGTGTCTTACAAGTATAAATTAATGTATTGTCATCTTTTTTATATTTCATTGTACATTTTCTATTACATAACTTTCCATTTTTAAATAAAGATTCACAATGATAATCATCACCATCTAATATATTAAATGTATCCCATAATAAAATATTATATTCAGAATTCATAATACAAAGTGACAAGTTTCTCAAGCCTGGATCGCAGCAAAGTGTAATCATCTAATATAATGTAATTTAAAAATTAAAAAATTTTAACTTAAATAAGTATAAAATTTTTAAAAATATAATAATGTACATTACCAATGTTTTACATCAAATAAACATTATGATACTTTATATTGATTTTAATATTATAACTCAAATGGGTATTATGTCTATTAAAATCATTGCATTTTAACCTTCTGTTTACCGATGATTACTAATATATAAAAATATTATAATATAATAATAATGAATAAAATACCAAAAGACATATATTATAATATATTTACTGAATTAAGTTTAGAAGATATAATTCAATTATGTAATACAAATAAAAAGTTTAAGCAATTTTGTTTACAAAATCAAAATTTTATAGCGAAAATAAAAATAAAAGCAGTTGAAAAATTATTAAAAGATCATGAAGATAAAATACGTGATTTTGCATATAAAAATATAATGGGTTTTGACAAGATATCAAAAAAAAAAGCAATAGAATCATATACATTTGTTAAGATTATAGATAAATTTACACTAGATTTATTGTATCTTATAAATAAAAATTTGTTAGATGAAGCGTATACGTTAATAAATTTAACAGATAATATACCAGAACCGCCGTTATCTATATTTATTGATAAAATTACAGAAAAAATTCCTAAAAAGATAGTAGAAATGTATATGAAAAAATTGCCACCAATTTTAGAATTATTTGGATATGATGATGAAGATGACTTTTTTGAAGATTATCCGATAGAGTCATTTACAAATAAACATTTACAAATATATATATCAGATAATTATTGGAAAAAATAATGTGTTTACTAATGATATATTATTATTGTTTACTAATGATACATTATGATAGTAATTCGTATAAATCTGTATATAAACAACAAAAATTAACCCAATCATTATAAGAAACGGAATATTTAAATGTTGATCTTAGAAATGTATCAATATCATTGTAAGATATTTGTAATTCCTTATGGTAATATTCTGAAAACGAATTATATATGTTCTTGTTTTTATATGTGAATGTTGATTTATTTTTTAATATACATTTATCAATAATATATTCTGTCAAGTGATAAGAGTAAAGATTACTTAAAAAGAATGGTGAAGACACATGAAATCTTTGTTTAATAGATTCATACAAATCTATAACTTCATCTGTTTTACGGTGAATAAAAACATTTATTGCATCGTTATCAAATGTTCTATCTTCTTCAAAATCACTTTCGTAATCCATTGTAATGTATTTTACATGTATTATAATGTAAAATAATTTTAAATAAAAAGTATGTTTAAATAAAAAGTATTTTAGGTGTTTTTTCAATTTTTAAACATTAAAATTTTTTTATTTTATTATACTATATTAAAACAAAACTATGGCTAATATTTTAGAACTTATCCAATCAAACGATATGATTAAAGTTGCATTAATCTTACTTGGAGTATATATTTTTTTTAATTATATGAAAAAAGGGACACAAAGAGCAGAACGTATGCAAAATTATTATGGAATTATGCCTGAACAATTAGAAAATGTTCAAGGTGAACAACAAGCTGAAGAACTACCTCTTGCAAAACCAGAATTACCAACAGTTGAACAAAATGTGGTTGTTAAAAATGTTGAACAACAACAAATTGATAAAATTGTCGCTGGAGCAGATCAAGTAAAACCTGATGATTTATTGCCAAAATATGATGCTGAAAATGAATTTGCTAAGGAAAACCCTGTTTCTAAATTATTAAAGGAACAAAACTTCCTAATCAGTGGATATCACGTAGGAGTTAATACAGTTATGCAATCTAACAAAATCCCTTATCACGATATTAGATCACTACCACCTATTCCAAAAGAAAATGCTGGACCTTGGAATCAAAGCAGTTACGAACAAAGTCCTGCTCAAATGAGAAGATTCTTTGAAATCGGTGTATAAATAAAATTCGATTAAAAACAATTTATAAAATTCTTAATGAAATGTAAAATATCATTAAGACAAATATGTAAAATATCATTAAGACAAATGTAAAATATCATTAAGACAAATGTAAAATATCATTAAGACAAATGTAAAATATCATTAAGACAAATGTAATTTATTTGTTAGGTAATGCACAAGTTTTGGCACGTTTTGAACATACTGCTCTTATACTTTCATATTTATTCAAGACTTCTTCAAATGGAGGAGAAGGTGTAGTGATGAATGTTTTTTCGTGAAAAGTTTGTAAATTTTTGTAATATGTTCTTTTGGATTCATCTGATGGGTTGGAATAATACAATTTTTTTAGACGTTTTTTTTCATCATTATAACATTTTTGCTCTTGTGCTATTAATTTTTCATTTACTTTGTTTCTTATTTCATATAACCATTTCATAAGATTTATTCTACCTGATAAAAAATTATCTATCGGAATTTCTTTGCAAAATTGTCGAAATGATTCTCTACAAAAAATACAAGGCATTGTATAACCTAAACTTAATAGCATGTTTTTAAAATGACGTTTTATAACACGATGTTCTTTATTTTTATTATCTAATTTTACAGGATATCCACCCATTATACATGAAAATAAAAAGTACCAACCACTAGGTCCCCAAGATTTGGTAGATAAACCAGATGTTGAATTATATTGGGAAAAGTCTTTCATATAAAATACTGTTTAAAAAAAGTTTTGTTAATTAAGGTAAAAATATATCATTTAAATTGACAAACACCTTTTATGGGCGCGAAATAATTTTTATCCATCGGTAAAAAATGAATTAAAAAACCTAATCCTATATAAAAGAATATGGATAATAATTCGAATAATATGGATATTAGTAATTTAAATATAAATACTACAAATAACGCAGATGACGCGGATTACGCAGATCACCACGCAGATCAACTTTTAGATGTTTATTATTATATAGATTTAGATGATACGCAAGATATAGAATATATAATACGTTGTTTAAAATTAAATATAAAAGTTAATCAAAAGCAATTCGAAATCGATAAATTTGAATGTTGCAATGTAAATATAGTAGCAAATGAAAATGATGTAATAAAAAGAGGTCTTTTAACTTTTAATAAAATGTTTAAACAATTAAAACTTAAGGGTAATAATGAAATTTGGTTTGTTTATATTTCTAGAGGAGATATAAAGCAAATATATAAAAATGCATTTGTAACATTAGTAAATAAAAATCCTAGTATTAAGACTTGTTCTTATGCTATAAATAAAAGTAATATAATAATTAATAAAACAGATGATAAACATATTAAATTAAATGTTATAAAAAGAATAAATAAAACTTTTATAGAACTTTTTTCTTCTAAAAATAATATAACTTATACAAATTTATTTGAAACTTAATCTATTTTTATAAAATGTTGTAGAGGAAATTTTATAGTGTTATGTGAATATAATGCGTGTAAAAATATAACCGCAGATTCTTGGTCCTTTCTATATTCTCGAATTTCACCAACGTATCCCTTATAATTATTTAAATTACTATTTTTAACGTATATTATTTTTATAAAATCACCTCGTTTGATGTTTTTATATACTGTAATTTCTTGATTGTCCAACTGTTTATTTTCTTGATTGTCCAACTGTTTATTTTCTTGATTGTCCAACTGTTTATTTTCTTGTTGTACTATATTTTTATTACATTTTTTATTTGTATTATCTTGTGAATTTGAAGATTTTTGTAAAAATTGAAAGAAATCCATAAATGTATACAAATTTAAAAATAAAAGTATTAGTTTTAAAAATAAAAGGATATAGTTTTTAAATTAAAAATGTTTTATTTATATTTAATATGTTTTGCAAGTATTTTGTATTATTGTAGGAAATTTTTAATTCACAAGATTTTTAAATTATTTATTGTTTTAATGAAATTGCGAATTAGAAATTTCAATGTTGTAAAACAAGATTCTTTTCGTCTGATTGGATCTGATATTATAGGTAAATTTAATATAAAAGAATTCGATGTTGTACATAATAATAAGACTCATAATATAATATTTTTAAACGAAAATGGAAGTGAATTTTATAATAATACAGAAATAAATGATTTTAGATCAAATATAAATGATTTTAGATCAAATATAAATGATTTTAGATCAAATATAAATGATTTTAGATCAAATATAAATGATTTTAGATCAAATATAAATGAGTATTTGTTAAATAAAAATATGATAGTACATTGTAGTATAACTGATGAAAATGGTGATATTGTAGTTGATACAACAGTTGAATTTAGGAAATTTTGTTATTATTATGAAAAAAAATTTGTATTGTTACCTTTTTTTAATCATATTCAAAATTATATTCGAAATAAAGGTAATAATGATATAAATATTTTTGATTATAATTTTACAATTTATTTAAATGATTCTGAATTTACAGAATATAAGTATTGTATTAGAGATATATTGTATTCTAATTTTGATATGTTGTTTGAATCAAACAAATTTATATAATGTTGATATTGCTGATTTTGTTTATTATTTTGTTTATTATTTTGTTTATTATTTTGTTTATTATAAAAAAAAATAATAAAGGTATAATACAAGTGTTTTTGATGAAAAGATCAATAAAACGATTAATATTAAGTGGTGGTGGTGTAAAGGGAATTGCATATATAGGTGCTTTTAAATATATAGATGAATTAAAACAGAGGAGATTATTGGAGGAAGGATTACAAGGTTTTGATAAAGAAAAGTGTATGATTCCAGAGTTTGATATAAAAGAAGTATGTTGTGTATCAGTTGGTAGTATTGTTGGTTTGTTATATATATTAGGATATACATATCAAGAATTTTTGGATGAAATAATTACCAAAGATTTACATAATCTTAAAGATTTTAAAATAAAGAATTTTTTAAATAAATATGGTCTTGATAGTGGAAAGATGATTATGAATTGGATAGAAACATTAATTATAAAAAAGGGTTATTCGAAAGATATGACGTTAAAAGATATATGGGATTTGTTTGGGATAAATTTTAGGGTAGTTGCTAGTAATTTAAATAAATACGAATTGCATATTTTTGATTATAAAAAAAATCCAAATTTAAAGGTTGTGAGGGCTATAAGGATGTCTATAAGTATACCTTTAATTTTTTCAGTAGAAAAGTATCAAAATACTATATATGTAGATGGTGGATTAATAAATAATTATCCTATAAAAATATATAAAAATGAGTTAGATACTTTATTAGGATTAAAATTAGTAACAAGGGGTGAATTCAAAAGTCATATAATAGATGAAACGATTGATACGTTTGATAATTATTTATTTCATTTAATGACGTGTTTTTTAGTTCAAAAGGAAAAGGAAACTACATTATCGTATGAATATATTGATCATACAATTTGTATAGAAGCGCAAAGTATTACACATACAGTTAATTTTTCTTTAACTGAAGATGATAAACGTAGTTTAATTAAAATTGGATATGAATCTGCTAGTAATTATTTTAAAAATGATATTGAAGAATAGTTAAAATTATTTTCGTGGGATAATATTAGAGAATATGAATGATGATTATGAAGTCATTAAACAAATAGGACGGGGTTCTTTTTCGAATGTATATTTATGTAAACAAGAAATTCCATTATTTATAGGTGAATCAGATCATCACGATGAATTATTTATAATTAAAGAGATTAATATAAACAAACTAGTACAAAGTTATATTTTAAAAAATGGTGGTAGTAATATTAAAAGAGTAGGAAGAGTAAAGGGAGTAGACAATGATAATATAGGAGTAAATATAACTCCTTATGAAACAGATGATGTTTTAGACAATGCCGAACAAGATTATTATTATAAAAGATTGCAGGAATTAATAGAAAGTGAAATAGAAATATTATCAAATTTGGATCATCCCAATGTAATAAAATTTTATGGGTATACAAAGAAACATGGTATTTATTATTTGCGTATGGAATATTGTAATGGAGGTGATGTATATGAATTTTTAAAAGGAAATGAATCTGAATTTTTAAAAGGTTATAATAGAAATAATTTAGGTGGTTTTACAAATACATTTTTATATAATTTTTGTTGTCAAATTGTAAATGGTTTAGATTATATTCATAACAAAAATATTATACATCGAGATATAAAGTTACATAATGTATTAATTAAAAATGTCAATAACAAAATAGAATTTAAAATATCAGATTTTGGATTCGCTTGTTATGATTTGTCAGATTTATTGTGTAAATCAGTAATAAGTGAATCAATGTGTAAAAAATATTACAAGTTATGTGGTACACCGTATTATATGGCTCCGGAAATAATTTTAAATATGAATAATATGGAAAATATAACATCTTATAAAAATGGTAATTATTCTGATAGTAAAATTTATGACAAGAGAATAGACATATGGAGTTTAGGGATATGTATATATGAATTGATGTTTAATATACTTCCATTTTCAAATATTAAAAATATTAATGATTTGGAACGTTTTTATAGTTTGGAAATGATTCAGGAAATTATGGATAAAAAAATTAATAGAAGAAGTTGTTTAAAAACAGAGTTTAAAAATGTTTTATTATCAATGTTGAAAATAAATAAGCAAGAAAGGTGTTCAATTTTAAATATAGATTTTTTTTTAAAAAATTGCAATGGAATAGGTTGTTTAATTAACGATAAAAATGATTTTATACAAGATATGGTAAATTGTAGAGAAAATGTATTTATAAAAAATGAGGATATGAAGCAACATATTATTAAAAATCCTGTTGTAAAAGATCGTATTCCTATTGTAAAAGATCATATTCCTGTTGTAAAAGATCATAATCCTGTTGTAAAAGATATAGATGAATTAAATTTATCTTGGGAAAAGATTAATAAATCAAGTTCATTGATAATGAAAATGAGTGTACAACGTGGTTTTTTAAATTGGTTATTTAATAAAAAATAATATTGTATTGATATTATAAAATGAGTTTGTGTAAATACAAGGCAATTTTGGGTGAATCTGGTGTTGGAATTCATTCGTATAGAATTTTTGACATTGCAATAATAGATTTGTTGTTAACAATAATTGTGGCGTATTATATTAGTGATAATCCTAGTGAATTTTATAGTAATTTTACATTATTGTTTATATTGGGTATAATTTTACATCGTATATTTTGTGTAAATACTACTATAAATAAGTATATTTTTGGGGTAGTTTAAAATTATTTAGAAAAATAATATAATAGTTTATATTAATAAAGAATGTTGTCATTATCATTGTATTATATAATCATTGGAGCAATAGTATTGCATTTTTTATGTACTCGTTTTGTATGGGAACAAGGTACTTTGCATTATGTAACTAATAAAAATATAAATATTTATGATATAATTCATAATAATACTCCGGATTATTCTCGGTTTAATTATACAAAAAATTGGTATTTATTGTTATTTTTAATTCCTATTGTTCTAAATTTAAATTTGATAACATCTGGTATAGTGTCAGAATTTGTAATCAAATTTTGTATCGTATTAATATTTAGAAGTATTTTTATGATAACAACCATATTGCCTAAACAAGATGGGTGTTCTGTAACGAGTTTAGGATTATTTGATATGACAATAGGTGGTACGTGTTATGATAAAATTTTGTCTGGACATTTTGCATTTGGGTTATTATTAACATTAATGATGTTCAAGTATAATTTTATAAAACCTAATCATTATTATTATTTTGTAATACTTAACGTTATTCACGCAATCGTGTTAGCTGTAACGAGATCTCATTATACGTTGGATATAATGTTAGCTTTATGTGTAACATTAATTGTTAATTATGGTTATGATAATATAAAACATACCATTGATATTTAAACTGTAAAATACAAGTATTGTGTTTAAAATGTAATTAATTATATAAATAAACGTTTTTTTTTTATATAAAATATAATACATATGTTTAATGAAAAGTTCGGAAAGTGTTTTTTTAGAAATAATAAAATATGTTATGGAAAATAAAAATAATTCTATAGACAATTTTGAAATTATTTCTGTACATAGTGTTCATTATTATAAAACACATTTTTTAGATGATACTTGTAGTTATGTATATAGTTCGGAAATTATGATAGATGAGGTTAATGGTATAAGTTTGCATTTTTATTTTTCAAATAAGAGGAGTTATTTGGCATTAAATAAAGATAATATGACAGATCTTGATTTTTCGCGATTTCAATATTATTTATTAATATATAGCGAAAAACTTTTCTTTAAATATCGTTTATACGAGTTTATTTATGGTTTGAATAATGAAGGCTTGTAAGATTTTTTTAAATTGGTTATATACGTGTGTTTTATATTAAGTTAATTACAGATTTTTTTTTTCTTTTTGTATATTATAAAAACAATAAAAAATGGGTGGCGGATTAATGCAATTAGTAGCCTACGGAGCTTAAATATCTGGGCTCGAATAGTAAGCTGCTAGTATGGTTTGTATATATACCATACTAGATAAACAGTATAAATATACAAGTAAGAATGTGTGATTTCTTATTATATAACTTGCTAGTGAAAAATCAGCATTTTTTAATAGAAAGTTGTTTTTTTGCAAAACTTTCAAATTGCGGGAACCTCTTAAAAACTTTAACTACTACTTGTTTTGTAGTGATACTTAACAATACCAAAGGGTAATGACCTGAGGCATAGTAAAAACGTTAAAGATTAGACAATCCGCAGCCAAGCTTCTTATATTGATTAGAAATATTATTATTCTAGGCAAATATAAGAAGAAGGTTCAACGAGTAGACGGAAGTTGGGATTTAATGATGATACTAGCCATATCTGAAAATTCTTAAGGTGTACTCTATTCCTAATAGAGATATTAGGGCTAACGATTTAAAAGATCGTAAGCAAGATATTTACCTTACTGGTAATCCTCAAATTACTTAAAAAATTGAGTAGAAAAGTAGTCAGCTATAACTATTAGGATATGTTATAGAAAAATCTGTTGTAATTCCTATATTAGTCATTGAACCTTGTCAGTTTTTTATCCCTTGACTAATAATTCAGCTACTAGTAAATTAATTAACTAAAGTTGATTGATTTGCAACATTATCAAATTGCGGGAACCTCCTAAAGCTTAAAATACTAAAAAATATTAGAAATAATATTTTGGCCAAGAATATAACTTGGGTATAGTAAAAATTTTTAAGATGTAACAATGGACAATCCGCAGCCAAGAAACTAAATTGTAAAAATTGAATTTTAATTTTTTCTTAAAAATAATATGAATATTCCACGAAATAAAGGTGAAATTTATAAAATAACTTCACCTTGTGGAAAATTATATATTGGTCAAACAAAATGTTTAGCAAAAAGAAAGGATAAATTCATTATTTGGGGAACTCAAAAAAGATGGAAAGCTCATATGAATGAAGCTAATTCTTTAAAAAGAGAAGGATGTTTAAAATTAAATAATTGTATAAATAAATATAAAGCTGAAAATTTTGTTGTGGAAGTTTTATTAATTTGTGATATTGAATATTTAGATTATTATGAATCATATATGATAACTGAATATAATACAATGTATCCAAATGGGTTAAATTTAAAAACAGGTGGTACTAACGGAATTATTTTTTCGGAAGAAACTAAATTAAAAATGTCTAATTCAGCAAAAGGTAGAACTTTTTCAAGTGATACTATAGAAAAAATTAGACGAGGTAATTTAGGTAAAATTGTTTCAAATGAAACAAGAGAAAAATTACGTATAGCTAATACTGGTAAAAAATTAACTGATGAACATAAACAAAAAATTAGTGATTTTCAAAAAGATTTCTTACAACCAAAAAGAAAGTATTTTGAATTATCTGATTATATTTATAGAATAAATTATTTAAATAAACAAGGGTATATGATTAGAAACCATCCTTCAATACCAAATAAATATTTTGTATCTTCTAACATTTCAATGGAAGAAAAACTAAAATTAACAATACAATATTTACAACAAGTTTAAGGTTCAACGACTAAACGGTAATGGGTAAATTCATACGAATTTGCTTAAGATATAGTCTAGTCCCTAATTTCCATATGTAAATTTAAATATACCGAAAGGTAGGGTATAAACGTTTTCAAAGTTGTCTTAATTGATAGGACATAAAAGTAAATTTTAAAAGAATTTGCTAGTGAAGTATATAATACTTTGCGACACTTCCAAATTGACGGGAAACTCCTGCATTCCTATGGAATGGCAGTGCAAAATCGTTTACGATTTGTGCTGTAGAGCCTAAACTACCACTCTTATATAGAAATATTTAAGAGGACCACGGTTAATAACCGTTCCCAATGGTAATAAAGTTTAGGATTGGACAATCCGCAGCCAAGCACCTAAAGTCGCTAAATAAACTAAAATAAACTTTAGTTTGTTTTATTGATAAGACTACGGTGAAGGTTCAACGACTAAATGCTAGTGGGTTTGAAGAGTTTAATCATCTCTAATGATAACTTAAGATATAGTCTACTCCCTATTAAATATACCGAAAGGTAGGGTATAAAGGATCGAAGACATACGAATTTTGCCATTGAATCTATTGAACAGACCTTTAATGGAACTGTAGATTTTGGTCGCAAAGTTTCTTGCACCGTTTCTCGCAACGGTGATCTTATTCACAAGGTCTACCTTCAAGCTGACCTTCCATCATTGGCTCACGCAACCAGTATTAATTGGCATCCTTATGTTGGTCATAATTTGATCGAAGAAGTTTCTATTGAAATTGGAGGTCAAACCATTGATAAACATTATGGTTCTTGGTTAAATATCTGGAACGAACTTACTCAAACTGCTGAAAAGGAAGATGGTTACAAGACTATGGTTGGTAACACTGCTGTTCTAACATCAACTGATGCTGGTAGCCCAGATAGCACCCCAGCTACTACTCTTTACATTCCTCTTCAATTCTGGTTCTGTAGAAACCCTGGACTTGCTCTTCCTCTTATTGCTCTTCAATATCACGAAGTCAAGTTCAACATCACCTTTGCTGCTTTAAGCACTCTATGTGATGCTACCCCAAGTAACAGTCCTTCTCTTAATGCTTCATTGTATGTTGATTATATCTATCTTGATACTGATGAACGTCGTCAATTTGCTCAAGTTCAACATGAATATCTCATTGAACAATTGCAATATACTGGAGCTGAAACTGTTTCAACTGGTGCTGTCAAGAGCAAACTTGCTTTGAACCATCCTTGCAAAGAACTTGTTTGGGTTGTTCAGCCTGATGGAAATGCTCCAGCTGAATTTGATTTGGCTGGTGCTCAAACTGTTACCAGTGCTAAACTACAACTCAATGGTCAAGACAGATTTGCAGAAAGACCTGGTGCTTACTTCAATCTTGTGCAACCATACCAACATCATACCAACATTCCATCTGTTGGTATCTACGTTTACTCGTTTGCTCTTAACCCAGAACAACATCAACCAAGTGGAACGGTTAACATGTCTCGTATCGACAATGCTACCCTTCAGCTCACCACTGGTCTTGGTGTTGGTGGTTCTGGATCCCTCAAGGTCTTTGCTGTGAACTACAACGTTCTCAGAATTATGGCTGGTATGGGCGGCCTTGCTTTAACTTTGATATTAATAATATTAGAACAGAGCATAAAAGTAAGTTTTGAAAAAGAACTTGCTAGTGAGGTATATAATACTTTGCAACACTTCCAAATTGACGGGGAACTCCTTAGAGCCTAAACTACCACTTTACTATGGAAACATTATAAAGGAACACGGTTAATAGCCGTACCCAATGGTAAAAAAGTTTAGGATTGGACAATCCGCAGCCAAGCACCTAAAGTCGCTATGATAAGACTATGGTGAAGGTTCAACGACTAGACGCTAGTGGGTTTGAGAGGTTTAATCAACTTCTATGATAACTTAAGGTATAGTCTACTCCCTAATTAAATACATCGAAAAGTGGGGTATAAAGGATTCAAATTAATTTTGTATCAAGCTTACATTATATATTTTTAAAAAAACTAAAAAATATATCTATTTTAATAATTTTAAGATTATTAACATGGAAGATAAATCACAGTGTACAAATTGTAAAGTTTCAAGAGAACAAAAAGATTTTATTGGGAAGTCTGGTGGTATTGTTAAAAGATGTTTAAAGTGTCGTGAAAAGGATGCTAAACAAAAGAAAAGACCTGATGTAATTGAAAAAAGAAATAAAAGACAAAATGAAAAGAAATATTATATAACGCATCGTGAAAAGAAAAGAGTAGAAAATGAAGAAGATTATTTAAAATATTAAATAAAAACAATCAAAAACAATATGGATACAAGTGAGAATTTTAAATAGTATTTATCAGGATTTTTTGACGGAGATGGTTCTATAACTGTAGAAAAGATGAAAGGCGGTTATACTTTATGAAAGTGCTGAATTAAAACTTCAAATAGAAAATCAAAAATTACTTTTAGAACAAGAAAAAGAAACTACTACAAAACTAATTGAAGAAAAAGATAAAAATATTAAAAAATTAACAAACGAAAAGATGTTAGAAAAACATAATATTGTATAAGAATGGAGTTGGTAAGTTTGATTTACAACATAATTTAATTAACGAATTTACGCTCCCAGGGGAGCAAAAACAAAATGTTGGTAGATACGAAGATGCTTTCTTTATTATTAAATAACAAATACCACAATACACTGGTAATATATTAAAAAATTGAAATATATATGAGAATTCATAAAAAGTGCAAAGGATGTCAACAAGTGAATTGATCAAGAAATGGAATGTTAGTGATAAGACAAGTGATGGACTGTATTTTCTTGAAATTACGTACGGGTCAAGTCAATGGGAGGAATACAAGGAATGGGTTGGACGCACAAATCATAAACTTATTGGGGTGTCAATTGTGCCCAGGTTATATGATCTAAACATTGAAGACAAAGACATGTACAGAATGAACAAAGAAGTGTCAAGTTTGTTTGGTGAACCACATCCAAAAGCACGAATTCATCCATCTAAGAATCAGATAATCCAGATGACAGAATCTATTCAGAACAGCAACTCACAGTTGATTGCAAGCATCCCAGTTGGAGGCTATGTTACAACATTGAGTTACCATTGGCCAAGATTAGCAATCGACGTGATTGTTAACAAAAGTGGTTAACAAAAAAAGCTCACAGTGTGTAAAAGCAATGTGAGCTTAATTGCATGATGGACACTAACAGATACACCAAAAAACGGTTGGTAACAAGTATAGTGGAAAGGACAAGTTCAAAGTATTTGGTAGAGTACTTCAAGACTCGGATGCTTGATGTACATGCTTTCACCACGCGTGCTTGACGCTGTGTTGACTGAAGTGTTCTTTCCGTAGCTACAAGGCTTACTTTACTGGATGATGCAAACATTTATTTCATCCAAATTGTATTATTGATTGGTTAAAGGTTAATGGTGAGTTTAATAGTTGTGATTTTAGGAACTTGTCCTGTTTGTAGATACTCTCTAGTTGAAAATCATTAAGAGATTTGCATAATTGAAAAACCTAAAAAATATACTAATACAAATTTTATGAAGAAACCAGATAAAATTAAGATTGTAGAATAAAAGATGGAATCAGTAATAAAACTTTAACAAAAGCATTAAATACTAGATCACTTTATAATAATCATTATTATAGATATATTAGTAATAAATTAGAATGTTAAAAACCCGAACATATGTGTAATAAAAATACTAAATAAAAATACTAAATAAAATCGCAAATTATACTATCACCATTTGGTTTACAAGCAGTTCCGCTTGCACAATCCCTGTATACCCACGAATCATATACGCACGTATCAAACCCTGTACCGCTACAACTCATTTCTCCTGAATTACAAGAAGATGATTTACTATCATCATTGTTATCGCTATTTTCATCGTTATTATTGTCACTATCATTGTCACTATCATTGTCACTATCATTGTCACTATCATTGTCACTATCATTGTCACTATCATTGTCACTATTATCATCATCACTATCATCATCACATTTAATTTGTTTGTTAGTTGGTAGTATCTGAGATGGTAGTATTGGTTGTTTTGTAGTAGTTGGTCGTAGATATGTTATAGATGGTTGTTGATTATTTGTTTGTGTGTATTGTATGTCTTTTCTAGATGCTAGTAGATCTCTTCCATCTATTGAACTTGGAGAATCTGCTTCCCATTCTGGAACTTTAGGATATCCAAGTAAATTGACAATTAAAAGTTCTTTACCTGGGATTTGAGGATTGTTACCATTTGTATTAACAGTGATATCTGCGCATTCCATATAATATTCTCTATTACCTATTCTATTAATCCAAGTCCAAAAAATGGTCATATCACCTCCTTTTGAATTTTGTGGTAAATCAAAAGAATAAGATTTAGTATCTAATAAACAATTTCCAATAATTGTTCTTAATACAACAAATGTTTTATCATCATATGAAACACCAAATTGACAATGTCCACCACCGTGCACAGCAGTTCCTTCTAATGTAACTGATAATTTATTGTTATTAAATGTAGCTACAGATGGACCTTTGGGAAATCCTTTACAAGGAAATGAAAAATTATCATCTGTTACCATTAGTGGTGATCTTAGATTATAATTTACTAATCCTGAATCTAGGTAATATTTACTTAATTGATTTCGTCTTGATGGTGGGAAACTCATTGAAATATGTGAAATGCACGTTTTAATTAATAATGATAATAATATTTTTTTCATTGTTATTATTATTATAAATAAATATGTTTTTAAATAGTTTTCAAAATTAAATACATAAAATAAAGGGGTCATCTGTTAAGAAAAATTTACCATGTTCTACATAACCAACTCGTTCTAAAGAATCTGTATTATAAACAAATGAATCATCTGTATAATAAAATGTATCTTCTATCAATGTTTTACTTAATTTACTCTTATCGATGTTTAAATTGTTTGTATTTTCGTTTTCAATGACAAAAAGTACATTTTGTTGTTCAGAATGTTGTTTTTGTGTTGTTAAATTTTGTCTAAATTCTAAATAACTATGTGTTTTACAATATTCTGATCCATCTTGTGCCTTACGACAACATTTGTTTCCATTTTGCGAAACACCCTTGCAAATAATATCTTCACGAGAACTTCCTAAAATTAATAAAAATTTATTCAAAATTATAGCCTTTTGTACTTGTGTACTTGTATCTTTATAATGTATATCATATTCTTCAAATAAATTGTCAATTATAACAGTAATATCTTTTTTATATGCAGTTTCAAAACTACTTGGGATTTTAGCTATCTTTTTATGCAAACGTTCAAGTTCCATTGTCTTTCCTCTTTATATTTGCAAAAATATTTTGATTTTTTTCAAAACTTTGAATTTTATATTTTGACTCTTGCAAATCTAATATTTTTTCCGATTTTATTAGTTTAGATACTTTATTCATAACGGGGAATTCTAACCCTCTAAATGAGTTTTCAAGATGATTTTCCAGATGAATATAATATGAATAACACAATGCACGTTTATCCATTTCTGTGATTAAAATGACAATAACATTGGTTTGTTCATTTATAAATAAATTTAAAGTATTTTTCTTTTTAGAATATTTTATTTCCATTTCTTCACATTCAAGTTCTCCGGAATTATCTATTGATGAAACTGATTCCATTTTAATATAATTGACTTGTTTAAAACTATTGTCAAAATATAATATTATTGTATTATTTAAAATTTCATACGAATTGATTTTCATAATATATCTTGTTATTTAATTGTACATTATATTTAAATTGAATAATGAATTTATTATACAATTAAATAACAAGATATATTATGAAAATTCATTTATTTCACATCCAAAAAGTAAATTTTGGAGTTGTAAAAATAAAAATTGGAAATATTTATAATTAGTTAAAAACTGAAATTTAATATCATTTTAATATATTAATTAAAATGAATCAAGTAAATAAAAAAATTTCTGTGAATATTTTAGGTTATGGATTTGTTGGTTCTGCTTGTGGATTCTTATGTGAAAAGAATAATGTAGAATTTAATGTATGTGATACACAATTAAAAACTGGGAATTTTAATTATTTCAATAATATACCAGAGTTAGTTTGTTTTAGTGAAAGTAAATCCGATGTAAATTTTTATTTTATTTGTGTTCCTACACCAAGTGATTCCGAAGGAAAGTGCGATACATCTATTGTTGAAAATGTTATTAAACAATTGTCACTGATTGTTAAAAAAAGATCAATTATTGTTATAAAATCAACTATTAAACCTGGTACTACTAGGAATATTTATAATAAATATAATAATGAAAAATTAGATATAGTATTTTGTCCAGAATTTTTAAGAGAAGTTTCTTATAAAGATGATATTTATTCTGCAGAATTTGTATTATTTGGTATTGATGAAGGTCAAAAGGCTTTAATAAATGATTTGAAAGATCTTTTTACAAATTATCTTTATAAACACAAATATAAAAAAAATAATGAATCACCTTTTGAATTTTATTTTAAAACATTTGAAGAATGTGAATTGTTTAAATATACTTTAAATACATTTTTTGCTACAAAAATTACATTTTTTAATGAAATATATGAACTTTGTAATAAAATTGGTGTTGATTATCAAAATTTAAAAAGTTTATTTAAACTAGATAAAAGAATTGGTGATTATGGTACTGTAGTTCCAGGAATGGATGGTTTCGGATATACAAGAAGTTGTCTTCCTAAAGAGATAAGGGCTTTAATTAAATTACAAGAAGAACTAGGATTATCAAATGATCTTGCATGTTGTGTTGACAAAAGAAATTTATATTTTAGAAGTAAATAAAGATAAAATATGTTGATATGTTTTTAATTAATATTGTTAATTAAAAATAGTTTAAATAAAACTAACATTCTAAATTCAATATTTTATTAATATTTTCATCTACACGATTATTTCCATGCCACAATTTATGTTGTATTGATGTTTTATCAATTGGTTCTTTAGTATGTGAAAATACGTGCTTTAATTTTGTCTTGATATCATTTTGATCAATATTTGTTTTATATTCTAAAATTTGCTTAATTAAATCTTGATTTTTAACATCTTCTCCTTTGGAATTTTTCCAATTGTTTTTAACCCAAGATTTATACCATTTTTCAAGACAATTTATAGAATACATACTATCTGTGCAAATAATTATATTATGATTCTTGAACAAATCTAAATTTTCATTAATAGTTTTAAAAATGCATTTAATACCAGACAATTCTGCTTTATTATTTGTAGGATCAGTTACAACTAGTCGTGTTGTATTAAAATTATAAAATGGTGAATCCTGGTCATCTGTAAAAAATACAGAATATCCAGCTTTAGCATTTCGTTTACCAT